CAGAGAACGAAACCGCACTCGAAGGCGTCACGGAATCGTATGTCGTGAATTATGCCGTCAAGGCTGTCGGCGATTGGGAGCTGGATGTATTGGCTATCCCATTTGGTGGACGGGACAGCGACGGCCAGTATTTCGATGCCAATACGGACCTGATGCTGGACGCATTCCCAACACCCGTACCGGTCTACTATCACAGCCTCAAAGAGGGCACGAAGGACTTCGATAGCAGGCCCATCGTCCTGGGGCAAACGGCAGGAGTCACGCAGCAGCCCGACGGCATCCACGCCCGTGTCATTCTCAACAAGGCCATTGCCCAGGCCGCGAAGGTGTGGGAAGCCGCCAAGCAGGGATTGGCCGTTGCGTCGAGCGGCACGATCAAGCACCTGGCGCGTCTTGACCTGGGTGGGCGCCTGGTGCCCTATGACAAGGGCACGCCCGGGCGTATTGCAGTATGGCCATTCGGCGAGCTGTCATTGTGGGACAGCGGACCGGGTATGGCGCGACAGGCGCATCCCTATGCCCTGGCAACGCCGGCGCTGAAGATGGTGTATGAACAGGCGGGCATTGCCCTGCCTGATATTGACCTCGAACCCGACGGCGATAAGGCGGGCGCGGAAGGCGATATTTCGCAAAGCGCGCAAGCAGAGCAAAACGTGGAGAGGATGAAGGTTACTCAGGCGCGCGCAAGACGTGCCCTGATTCATTTAGACGAGGACTAAAATGGACCCCAAGAAAAGACTGGCTTTGCTGCGCAAGCGGATCGCAGAGCTTGCCGTTAAGGCCGACCTGTCAGAGGATGAAGGCAAGGAACTTGCCAAGGCTGTTGCTGATGCCGAGGCACTGAAGGCGCAGATCGCCGCCCTGGAACTGTCTGAGGCCGAGCAGGCCGAGGAAGAGCGCAAGGCCAAAGAGGCCGAGGCGCAGCGCACTGCGGCAGCTGTTGAGGCAGCCAAAGCGGAGTGGGAGAAGGAAGCCGCGAAGTCGCGCCGCCTGCCGTTCAACGCTGACGATGCGCCAGTGGTTGGGAAGTATGGCTACACGCGCAAGTTCGACAACCTGGATGCCGCCGACCTCGCGTTTACCGCTGAGGTTCTAAAGAGCGCGGGCGTGCGGCGCAGTGAAGCGCTGTATCGCACCCTGGCCCTGAAGCTGGACAGCGAGAAGGGCAAAGAGGAATATGCCGGGCTGGCCGTTGAGGCCATGAAGGCGAGTGGCGTTCCGTTCGAGGGCGAAGCCATCAAGGCGGACGAGATCAACTATAGCACGCTGGCCTCCTACGGTGACGAGTGGGTCGTGACCGCCAATAGCAGCGCGCTGTGGGAACAGGTCCGGATGCAGACGGGCGTGGTCAACAAGCTTCCGTCCATCGAAGTGCCGCAGGGCGCGGAGAGCATCAAGATCCCGCTGGAGAGCACTGACCCGGTGTTCTACAAGGTAGCCCAGGCTACCGGCGATGAGGACACGGGTGGTCTGTCTCGGCCGCTGCCGACGGCCCCCAGCTCGCGGCTCGGCACCGCCAACAACACCCTATCCGTGGGGCAGATGGGCGCGCGCGTGCGCTACACCGGCACTCTCGAGGAGGACAGCATTGTCCCATTCGTGCCNCAGCTTCGCGCGCAGCTNGTGACCGTNGGCGCGGANTANATGGACCANGTGGTNATCGATGGCGACACGGCCACCACGGCCAGCACGAACATCAATGACATCGCGGGCACGCCCGCCGGCACTGAGGCGTTCCTGCTGGTGAACGGCTTCCGCAAGATCGCACTGGGGACTTCCGGGCGCAATCGCAGCGGCGGCACCCCGGACGAGGATGATTTCCTGGCGACAATGGCCCTGCTTGGCACGTCCGGCATCGGGGCTGATCCCCGCAAGACGTTCTTCCTGGCCGACCCGCACACCAACCGGGCGCTGCTGCGCAACATCACGGCGCTCAAGACGGCCGATGTCTACCCCGGATCGCCGACCATCCAGAGCGGGATGATCACCAGCATTTGGGGCTTCCCATACATGCAGTCGTTTGCAATGGGGTACGTCTACAAATACTCGGCGACCAGCATTGCCGGCTATGAGAACAGGTTCAATACCGNCGGCAAGATCGACCTGGANACGGCCACNAANAATTCGACTGGCAGCCTGCTGCTGGTTCGGCCTGACCGGTGGTTCTTCGGCTGGAAGCGGCGCATGACGATGGAATCAGTCCGCCATCCGGAGTGGGACGGCACCGAGATCACGTCGTGGCTGCGCTTCGGCCTGCTGAACCGCGATACGGTGAACGCCGCGGCGATCACCTACAACCTCACGCTCTAACGTGTTCCGGCGGGGGCGGGTATCGGTAGCCATCGAAAACCGCCCCCGCCTATCCGATATGATAGCCTGATGGGCACAGCCCGGAGGCAAAGGAGAATTCAATGAGCAGTACGTATGTTTTGCGCAAGGGACACGCATCGCTGGCCGACCTGGTGGACGGCGGCTCGGTGCACGGCTACCCGGGGAACTATCCCGGAAAAGTATTCTATGTGAACAACATCACCGGCAGCGCCTCATACAGCGGCCTGTCCTGGGATGAGCCGTTCGCGGAAGTCAGCACGGCGATCACCGCCTCTGCCGCCGCGCTCGCAGCCATCCCGACATCTACCAACCGCTACGTGCGCAATACCATCTATGTCCAGGGCACGGGGACGGCATACGCCGCAATCACCGCCTGGCCGTCCTATTGCGACCTGATCGGCGTGGGTGCCGACCCGCGCGGCAATGGGACCGGAATAGCGGCAATCACCGGATCTTCGTCTGCGGCGGCTGCCGGTTCGGCGCGCGGTCTTCGCCTCTACAACATGCAGTTTATCGGCAGCGGCAGCTTCTATGCCGCCACCTTCGCGGTTCTGTTCCGCTCGGTGATTGAAAACTGCACCTTTGTCAATGGCGCGACGGGTGGTTTGGATATCACGACCGGCGGCGGCTTTGTGATTCGCGATTGCCAGATCGGGTGTGGCGACACGACCACCTCCGTGACCGGCTTCCGAGTGGGAAGCGCGGCCGGCAACTTCAACAACTGCCTGGTTGAAGACAATATGATCCTGGGCTCGACGACCGGCTTCGAAAACGGCGCTTATCTGTGCAACGGAACGATTGTCCGAAACAATACGATCTACGGCGGCACGAAGGGCGTTGACGACAACTCAACCCAGACCGGGCTGAACGCCAGCGTTTTCTATGTGAACAACTTCATCTCCGGTACCGACGCGATGGAAATCAGCCAGAATGCAGCCGCCCGCGTGATTGGTAACTACGTGGTCAACGGCACGACCGGCGCGGTTGAGACGACACACGTCTAAGGGGCGAATTATGAAAGTCAAGTTTGTCGTTGATTTTGGAGAGTATTGCGCCGGTGAGATCGTCTGGCTTGCGGAGGGCGACTTTTTATCCGCATGTCTGGAGACCGGTGCGGTCGTGGACGCGGAGAGCGCATCGCTTTCCGGCAGCGAGACGGCCGGCTGGGACGATGCGCCGCTGTCCGAAGAGGCCGAAGGCGCAGAGTAGCGAAAAGAAGGGGCGGGGCAACACCCGCCCCGGAGGGCTTTATGAGCCTTAAAGAATGCCTGTTTCAGATCGAGACGGACGCCGACGGCGACTATGATGTGACACTCGATAGCTTTATCCCGGGCGAGCTGTATGCCGTGAAGCTCGCGGTTGGCGACATCGACGGCGGGTGTACGCTTACCCTATCCTGCAATCGCGCGCCTGATGCCGTAAGCGTGGACCTCCTGACCCTGACCCATCCGGCGGCGGACGCTATCTACTATCCGCGCGAGCAGGTATGTGGCGCGACCGGGACGNCGCTGACGCTGGATGGTACCGAGATCGCCTATGGCGCGCCGTTGGTGATTGGCCCCCTGCGCTGCGTGGTGAGCGCGGGCGGCGATACCACATCGGGCACGCTGCTGGTGTACGTCGAGGATTGACATGAAAGAACTGAGATTTGATATCACAACCAGCAATCCCGGCCAGACCGCCACGGTGGCGGCATCACATGCGGTTTGCGGCAAGCTGTGTGCCGTCAAGCTGGCAATCGGCACCCTGGCGGCGACCACCGATATCACCATCACCGACACGCACACGCCGGATGGGGTGGGCCACACCCTGCTGACGCTGACCGATCTTTCGGCAAGCGCTATGTACTATCCGCGCCATCAGGTACACGGCAACACAGGCGCAGCGTTGACGCTCGACGGCACTCGGATTGCGTTTGATGAACCGCTGGTGTGCGGCGTTATCCAGGTAGCGGTTGCCCAGGGCGGCGCGGCAAAGACCGGGGTTGTGCACTGCTACGTAGAGGATTGAGGGCGCGATGCGCTTCATAGACCGGCTGGCATTTGTGCTGGGCGCAAAAGTGAAACTTGATGACGCTAAGGCGGCGTCCGTCAATTATCCCCCGTGGGTGCTGGAGGGTATAACGCCCTGGACGGATCAGCCTGACCTCGACGTTACCAAAAACCAGCTGGCGCTCATGCAGCGGCTTTCGTGGGTATACAACGCCGTCACCATCCGGGCGCAGACGGCGGCGGGCACGCCATTCTCAGTGAAGAAGCGTGCGGGCGAAGACGAAGAGGATATCAAGAATCACCCATTCGAGCTGTTGCTTGAAAAGCCCAATCCGCTCCAATCGCGTTTTGAGTTTCTGGAGGCGCTGTTTGGTTTTCGCGCACTGTCCGGCAACGCCTATATCTGGCTCAACCGGACAAGCGCCGATGCCGCGCCCTCCGAGATGTGGCTGATGCCGCCCAACCGGATGAAGCCGGTGCCTGACAAGAACCTGTTTCTCAAGGGGTATTCCTATGACCCCGGCGAGGGGAGCAGAGAGATACCGCTGGAAACGTGGGAGGTGTGCCATCTGAAGCGCTGGCACCCGCTCAATCGCTATGTGGGGCTATCCCCCATCGAGGCGTTGGCCCAGGCCGTCGAGGGCGACATTGCAATGCAGAAATGGAATAAGAACTATTTCAGCAAGCATAACGCCAAGATACCGGGAATCCTGGCCTTTGCCGACCCGGTGCAGGATACGGACTGGGAGAAGGTCAAAGCCTCCATCCGGGAGGAGCACGGCGGCACCGAGCGGCGGATCATGCTACTTCGCAACGCAGGCGCGGGCGGCGTGCAGTGGATGTCTACGGGCATTCCGCAAAAAGACATGGAGTTTCTGGAGGGGCGCAATTTCAGCAAGGAAGAGATATATGCCGCGTTTGCGCCCGGCCTTGCCTCCGTGTTGGCGATCAATGCCACGGAAGCAAACTCGACGGCGGGCAAAAGCACGTTCATGGATATGACCATCTGGCCNGACCATACGGCCGTCGCCGAGAAGTTNNCNAACGACATCCTGCCCGCCTATGGNGANAACCTGCGCGGCGAGTTNGAGGATGTGCGNATNCCGGATAGGGCNATCGCGCTCCAGGAACAGCAGGCTTACGGGNTGGTGNATACGGTCGATGAGGTGNGGGCAGAATTCTNCNAGGATAANCCGCTGNATGACGAGGAAAAAGGCCGTCTCCTGGTGCCGGAAGTAGGCAAGGGCAGCACATCGACGGGGGGCGCGGCAGATGTAGGAGTCAATCCTCCCGGCCGTATGCCGCCACAGCTCGCGCCATTCGCGAGAGCCGCGCAAGAGAATGCGGGCCCCCAGCCCCAGGATGTGACGCCATCCGATGCACAGATGAAGGTGGATCTCCAGGCGTGGGAGCGGTTTGCGGCAAAGCGCGTGAAGGACGGCAAGGCGCTGCGCCAGTTTGAGAGCAACGAGCATATCCCCGAGGCATTAAAGGGGGCCGTCGNGGGCGCGCTGATCAGCGCNACGACGGNGGCGGACGTNCANGAGATATTCCGCGANGCGCTGAACTGGAAGAGTTACCCGTAATGGCCGTCTTTCGTAAACGCACGGCGTGGGAGAATGAACTGGCGCGCCGCCTGAGCCAGGCTAACCGCCAGATATTCGGCGAGCTGATGGACGAGATTGGTGCGGAGCCCGACGTGAACAATCTCAAGCCCGATTTCTGGGACAACGCGGCCAAGACTTTATCAGCAGTGGCACAGACGGTGTTGGCGGGCGCGATGTCGGATTACTTGACGCAGCTGCTTGATGGCGGACAGGTGGCGTTTGATCCAAGCGTGATCAACCAGCGGGCGGCGGAGTGGGCGCGCACCTACAGCTATGAGTTGGTGAGGGGCATCAACAACAACACGAAGGCCGCGCTCCAGCAGATTGTCGCCGGTTTCTACACCGATAACCGCACGCTGGCGGATCTGCGGGCCAGCATCTCGCCGTTGTTCGGACCGGTGCGGGCGGAAGCAATCGCCATTACCGAAACGACCCGGGCAGTTGCGAAGGGCGAGCAGGTCTATGCAAGCGAACTAAACAAGCTGGGACTGCAAACCCGGTCGGTCGTTCAGACGGCCAATGATGAACGTGTCTGTCCGATATGCGGGCCCAATGACGGGAAGCCGGTTGACGAAGTGGGGCACCCGCCTTTCCATGTGCGGTGCCGATGCGGGGAGAATACAGAAGTTGTACAGGTCGAGGCGACAGCATGACGGTCACGATTGAAGGCATGGATAAGTTACAGCGTAAACTCAGGCGCATGGCGAGCGGACAGGCCGCGCGGCGGGCCGTGGCTGAGGCTGCGACCTACGTCAAGGGGCAGGCCGCCATCTATCCACCCGTGCGCCGTCAACTACAGCCCTTCAAGACGGACAAGCAGAGGCGCTACTTCTTCTGGGCGCTGCGCAGCGGCGCGATCAATGTGCCGTACAAGCGGCGCGGCGCTGGCGGCGGGCTGGCGGGCGGCTGGACGGTGATCTTCACCGGCGATGGCCTTAACGCGGTCGTGGGTAATGCGGTTTCCTATGGGCCTTACGTCATGGGATCGCACTCGCAGGCGTTGTACCACGCGGGCAATTGGAAGACTGAGCAAATCATCGCCAGCGAAGTGGAGAGGCCGGTANTGGATATTGTGACGCGGCATATCAGGGCGGACATTGAGGGCTCGGCATGACGATCACGAATGGGTACACGACGCTCAATGCTTTCAAGTGGCGACAGCTGGACGCCCAGGCGGGCGGGGGTTACACAACGGACACGGCGCGCGATGCGGAGATGTCGGGCATAATCGAAGCGGCCAGCCGGTGGATTGATGCGCAGTGCTTGCGCAAATTTTATACGAGCGTCGAGACGCGGGACTACACGCCCCAATATGGCGATTATCTGATGGTCGATGACTTGATCAGTATCGCCACGCTGAAAACGGACGATAGCGCAAATCGGGCCTGGTCAACGACCTGGGACACGGACGATTATGATCTGGAGCCCTACAACGCACGTACGTTGATTCCCGCGCAGCCATACAACATGCTGCGAGTGACGCCCATCGGGACCAACTATTTCCCGACATTCAAAAAGGCGGCGCAGATCGTCGGCGAGTGGGGCTANTCGGATCAGACCACGCAGCTNTCAACCCTGAGCGCNGGCGTGAANGCCAGCGTCACNACATGGCCGGTTNCGAGCGGNACCAATTTTGAGGTAGGGCATATCGCCAAGTGCGGAAGCGAGCAGGTGTTCGTGGACGCCATCTCGACCAACGACCTCACAGTCAGGCGCGGTGTAAACGGAACAACAGCCGCCAGTCACGACAGCGGCGCGGCAGTATCCGTCTATGAATTCGGGGCCATCTCCGAGGCGTGCGTACTGTA